ATGTTCGCTAAAATTTCAAAAAAGGTTGTAGCTGTAGCTTTAGTTGCAACTATGGCTGTTACCACCGCTGCAGTAGCAAGTGATGATACAGCTAGCGCAGCAATGAAGAAAAAAGCTTCTGTTATGCAGGGTAAGGAAGTAAAATTGACTGCAAGTGGAAGTGCAACATGGTCATCCAGCAATGATAACATTGCTCACTGCCAGAAAACAAAAGGCAAGTCCATCAAAGTTCTTGGTATCAAAAAAGGTACCGCAACAATCACTGCAACTGTAGGCGGAAAGAAACAGACATGTAAAGTATCTGTAAAAAACGCAAAGAAGGGTACAGTAATTTACAACTTCGCTAAATCTACTAACCCGGATAACCATCCACCATACAAAGCTGATTACTCTGAGTTCAAATATAACTCATTCCGTATCTGGCTTTGTGACGCAACATTCTGGGGCGAGAAAACTTACATCTCTCCTGACTACCGTGGACGCAAACTGAAAATTTCTTTGAAAGTAAAGAACTCCGGTAAACGTACACTTCCTGAGATGGGTGTTTGCTTCAACTATACTTCAGGTGGAGACACAGGTGCTTACCCATGGGCTCTTCATGTTTCTGCTAAGAAACTGAGCGCTAAAGTTAAGAAAGACAAAACACATAAACACTGCAAGTTTGTCACAAAAGCTATGAAGAAAGGTAAATCTTACACCTTTAACTTCACATTTACAATTCCTAAGAATGCTGTAAATGGTGACACAGACAAAGATACAGGTGCTCACTACCCAATCATGATGTACATCCCGAACATGAAAGATACTTCTCCATACAAAGAAGGAGATTCTATCACAGTTCAGAAATGTGTAATTAAAGTTGCTTAATTGTAAGTCCTTTATCAGATGGATAACCGTCTGGGTGAAACAAAATCTCTCCATTTTCAGTAACGTAAGTTAATCTTTCGATCCGCATTTACAAATCTCCTTTTTTAAATATTCAATATATTCATTCCATTCGCCTAATGAATGGATATATTCTTTAGTTTTTAAACATTTTTTCTTCATATCTTTTTTCAAATCAATTGTCCTATACTGCTTACTTTTTTGAAGTTTATTGGTCAAAAAAGCATCGGTTACCCTAGAGACTAACAAGTAATCCTTACTGTCCATAGAATCCAAAATAGCGTTGTATTCTGCTAAATCTTCCTCAGGAATAGGGTAATTACATTTGGGTAAGTTCTTAGTCGAGAAAGGACTAATATCAGCTCCTGCAATCGCAGGTTTAAGAAAAAGTGCTATGTATTCTAACTTACGAGCATGGAACTTAAACTCTATTTCTTTGTCGTTTTCCATGATACTTCGTACAGTTCCTTCATCTTCAAGTGCCTTATATAATTCTTCATAAGTTTCATATTCCGGTAACCCAATATCATTAGCTATAGCTTTTAAAATATTGTGTCCTCTTCCTATAGATGGGATATAAGCTACAAGAGTAGAAAAACCATAATGATATATTTGAGCACCACCATAACACTTAATATAAATATCATCAAAGCTTGGATCTATTCCTCCAGAATCATCTCTGGGATAATCATTGGTACTTTGATCTATTGCAGCTTTTAGTCTGTAAGTACCTTTATATTTCATTAGATATTTTGCCATTTAAAAACCTCTTTAGAATCAGTTCCTTTCTTAAATCCAAAGAACGGAACATCTTCTTTAAAAGTATAATCATCATTAATATAGTAACATGGATGCTTTTTTGTCTTTATAAAGAAGCATTCCTCTTGCGTTAACTCACAACAGTTAAATAAATAATTTTCTCTATAATAATCACAATTGAGACAATTCATTTTAGTTTTTTACTCCCTTTAACTCATTAACAATGGTAACAAAAACGCCCATAAGCACCATGCTGAATGCGTGACTTCAATGCCTACAATTACTGCTAATGCAGTTGAAATCCATGCTGCTGCTTTTGCAAATTCCATATCCTAATTCTCCTTCAATACCATAATTACTGCATCACAGATACCAATAATTCTTTGAAATTTTTCATCCTTCATACAAGCATTTACGCTAGATATCTCATATCCATTTTTCGCAAGCTCTTTTATTTCAGACATCCATTCAACAACAATGTTACTACCGGATTTTTCCTGAGACGTTTTTTTATCTGGTGGTGATACGTAAGGCAATTGTTGCGGCCTTCCTGGTTTCATATCTGCTTCCTCCATTAATTTAATATAATTCCTTTAATGTTTTTATCATAATTTTAATTCTCCTTTATGCTTTCCATAAGTTCACTACGAATTTCATCATACATTTTATGTAGTTTAGGATTAACAAAAGTCATCCATTCTCGCCGTTTATCCTGTATCATAAGTGCTCTCAACATGGTTCCAGAGATGGGTAATTCTTCACGATTAATGATTAATTCAGTGGTGTTCTTTAAATCTTCCTTATCAAACCATCCACTCCGGCTATCATCATTACCATAAATCATTACATCTGGATTTTTATAAATATACCGATCTACATTTTGAAGAAGATATCTGCCCCAATCTGGAGTAATATCATTTTCATCAGTGAGGTCTGATAATGCATAAATCATAATGTTTGGATCATCACCATACACTTCACGTATCATTTTAATCCGAGTATTTACATTCAAAGGATTACGTTCTGTCCCACATTCTTGTGCACTGCCAACAAGAATAAGCATCCGATCACAAAGCAATAACCCAGTATCAATAAGCTTTTCATGGCCTTTGTGGAACGTTTGAAAACGCCCACAAACAAGCCCAACATCATATGGTTTCATGTTATTTCTTCTCCTCTTTAATTCCAAGTGTATAAATAAATGTTACTAAGAACACAATGAAAAAAGCGATATATATAATAATTGCTGCAGGAATAGTAAATATAATTGTAATAAATATATATATCTTACCGAACCAGTTTTTATTTTGGGACCACTTTTTATATTCTTTTATTGGTAATAATTCATCCATTGCACAATTAATTATTAAAATTGTTGTGAAAAGAATTTCGATTAACAAGAATGATATAAATATGTTTTCCATTATGCTACCTCTACTTTTAATCCAGGATTAAATACCGGGATCTTCTCTGATTTAAAAAGGCATCGTTTATGCATTAAATCAATCTTAGCTTTTACATCCAGATCGTCAATCTCTCCTGTACGAAGATATCTGTCCAGAACTTCATATGGGAATCCTAAATTGTCCTCATCTGTCTTTTCACACAAGCCATCTATCGGGATCTTTTCAATAAGTTCTGTAGGAAGCAATAATTCATATCCAAGTTTTTTAACTTCATATACAGTTAATTTTCCTAACGGACTAAAATCACCTGCCGAATCACCATACCTGGTTTCATAACCGACATATGATTCTGAAAGATTACATGTATTTGCTACTCTTCCATTACAAGACTGAGAGACAGCATATAATGTAGACATTCTAATACGTGCCGGAAGATTTATTTTTGTCTGTTCGCTGATCTCGATTCCTGAGCTTTCGAGTCTTGACAGTACACTTCGAACCGTATCTCCAATGTTGATTTCGTATGATTTAATATCAAGAAATTCACAAAGCTTGTACGCAGCATAAATATCTTTCTGCTGACCCTGTGGCATCAGTACACCAATTACACGATCTTTTCCCAGAGCTTCTACACAAAGCGCTGCTACTACAGAAGAATCTTTTCCACCAGAAATTCCTACAATTGCATTGCAGCCGGGACCATTCTGATCGAACCAGTCTCTAATCCACTGTACAATTTCATTCTTAAGTTCTTTAAAGTATCCATTGTAATATTTCATCTTATAATCCTCCCAAACGATTAATATACTGCCTAACCTCACCATCATCATATGTTTTAGTAACTAATACTGCAGACACTGTTTGTCCTATTCTTCCATGATATTTACGATATGTACTTTCATCACTAAGTGAATATTCCACTCCGTTATAGTTTACCGTAATTTCATACTCGGCATAATCTGTCCGAAATTGCGGAACATGATTAATTATACCTATTAAATGAGTTTCTTCCGGCTTATAGTATTCATTAACAATTTTGACTTTTACACTTTCTTCTTTCTTATCAATACATTTAGCGCATCCAGTCAACATAAATACACTGATAAACAGAAGAATTAATATAGATACTGCTTTTTTCATTTTGATTCCTCCTGCAGTTCCTTTCTTACTTTCATAAGAATTATACCAAGCCTGTTTTCTCCAATACCATTAACAGTTCCCCAAGTTGTATCTCCCCATGTATTTCCTTCTTCCAAATGTTCATCACCTGTAGCAAGTAACTTTTCCTTAAGGTCTGGATTCTGAGTGAATTTAGCCAGTACGATTTCATACATTACTTTATCTTTTACTTCTTCCCAATCTGATCTCAAATCAATCTTTCTGCCTGTTGCCTTTGCCTCTGATGGGCTAGCTTTAGAAAATAACTGGAATCTTAGTCTACGATTCTTTGTTTTCTGAGCTTGAAAAGCTGCTTCATTATTTGTATAGTCCCATCCGTTGTAACTTACCGGTGCCATATAAAAGTTACTTAAAAAGTAATAATCTCCAGTAAAACTATTAATCATTTTAAATGCCCTCCATTGGTTTCCATTGTTTTCTTCTCTTACTCTGCATCTTCCAACCAGACACTTTGGATCCTTTCTCATAATCCCATGAATTTATTTTTCTTTTTGGTTTTATAGGATTGAGAGTAATACCATATTCATTTCTTATTTCTACAATCTCTTCTGGTGTAATACTTTTACGCTGATCCGGCACTGTTGAAGCCCAATGAATATTCCAACCATGATGTTTATGATATGTACGATAGTATTTCTTTTTATATTTCTTAGTAAGCTGATGAAAGTCTCGTACATTACCATAATCATCAATAATCAAATATCTGTGATATTCGTGAGTGCAAATCATAAAATCCCAATTATTATCTATTTTTAAATATTCATCATCAAAATAGTTAAATGAATTGTAAAAATCAATACTGTTTATACTATATGGAAACTTTGACTTAAAGTATGTATATAGCTCTTTAGTCCCTTCTACATATCCTACGTATTCCCATGGGAGCCATTTGTATGTAATCCATTTAAAATGACCTTCTACACACTTTGTACGTTGCATATAAATATGATATTCTCTCATATAAAACTCCTACTGTCCTTTATGTCTTGACATATCGACTGTTGTTTTAAAATATTTACCAATTGTTGCAATTGTTGCACAAATAACAGGGATCATTGGTTTCGTAAATCTAGTTGTATTAAATATGATATTTAGTCCATTAACCAATGCGTCTCCTACAAAAAATTTCAGTATACATCCACCTATGTAAGCAAACATAAATGATAATGCCGGACTAATAACAAGAGTGAAAATCGCAAGGATGATTACTGTAAACGCACCTATTCCTTCTAATGTATTATCTTTTCTGTTCATTTAATTCCTCCGAATCTTTTTCATATTCAACTACAATTACATGTAATCCATATCTTCTGGCAGTATCAATCATATTTTTTGTACCTCTCGATTCACCATCCCAAAATGCGATCAACGTACCAGAGCCTGATTCTGATGCAAATTTTGCCATTTCATTATTACGTCTAGGACCGGCAGACTTTCCATAAACTCCCCATAACGCTTGAAATCTTATAACGGAGTAACCATTATCAAACGCATAACATTCACCAAGCCTATCTGCACCTTTTGCACCACCACTGATAACTCTAATTTGCTGAGTGTTATTAACTTGATTCTCTTCGATATAATCTGACACAGTTTTCTTAAGCAAACGATAATCATCAAAATTTCGTGAACCGGCTATAATAATATTCATCGCCTCGCTCATTCATCCAGCCTCCATAATTCCACATCATAATCTTTAAGTTCCCCTTCAATGATTTTATAAATCACTTCCCAATCAGCTCCTCCTCTTCCACAACCAATCTTATACGGAAGTGCTACTGAGGTTCTACAAAGATCTTTTCCTTCTAGTCCATTTTTTTCACGCCATACTCCAAAATGTTGCGAAATATATCTTAAACCATCTCTAAAAGCTTCAATATCTGTATACTGTTTACCATCATATCCATATTTATTTTGTGCGAATAAAGATAATACAATTTGACCTCTATCTTTCAATAAATATGCATCACACGTTCCAAGTAGTTCTTCCGACTCGAACTTACAGAATTCACAAAACTTTCTATAGTGTTTATAAATACCTTCATCATAATCTCTTAATGCTTTAGCGACTCCAGTGTTCATTTCTCCTTGGCAGTTAACCTGATGAATTATAAAATCTGTCTTTGCATTAACGATATTACCTTCAATAATTTTAATCATAAATCTTTTCCTATAAATCCTGAAATGTAAACTTCTCGCCACAGGAGCAAATCACTTCTCCAATAGTTCCAATACTTGTGGGAACAAATTGATATGTATATCTTCCGCCACAACATCCCCCAGCTCTCAATCTCTGTTCCATAGTTTTCAAACCATGTTTCTCAGCATCATGTTTTAATTCCCACTCTCTGATTTTCTCTTGTTCTTTTTCTGAAATTGGAAATCCTCTATACAGATCCTCTTTCGCTTTTTTCAGTTCTGATTCCATTCTCTGCATTTCAGAATCTTTATAATGCTCATCTTTGAGTTTTTTATTTTCTTCTTCTAAGTATTTAATTCGTTTTTCATAAGTATCTACTTTATCAATAATCCCCTGACAAAGATCTGAAACTGAATCCGTAAAATATGTACTACTCATTTTTATACCTCCTTCATTAAATATTTCATTGGAACCCTTTTAGTCAGCCAAACTCCATTTTTAGATAAGTAAAATTTGTATCCATCTTTGTACATCTGTTCACTATTGATAGAATAAACAACTTCTTTACCATGTCTCTTGCCGACAGCTTTGGCGGTTTCAACATCTTTTGACAAATGAACATATAAACGACTTTTAGGAATCAATCCATTTTGATCGATAGACGCTATATATTTCTCGCCAGTTCCATGATAAAGAATTTTAGGTGGCTCTTTCTCTTCCAGTTCTACATCTACCGGAATTGAATGTCCCTGATTCGCTCTGATCAATGTCTTATCATCATTGAAAGAATATCGCTGCTTATTGTCAGTCCGTACAATTTCTTCTAAAGCTTCCATATTAAATTCTGGATTATTCTTCTCAATACCCTGAATCAGTTCTTCTACATTCGCCCAACCATGTTCATCTATAGTAATACCAATAACTTCAGGCTTATGTCTTAATATAAGACTTATATATCTACTAATACTTTGTAAATTCATTCTCTTTACTCCTCTTTACTCCATAAATGATGAAACATGTACGGTTACAAAATCGCTATGTGCACGAATATAATCCAAAGTTTTCACTGTATCTTCTACAATTGCAATCTGAGACGGCTTTAAATGCAACTTTGCTTGTAACTCTTCAAGAATTATTAATTTTGTATTTTTATTTGCAACAAAATAGATATTGTCATCAGGTAAATCATAGTTGTTTTTGATAAAAGCCTTTTTGCCGGGGATCTCACTAGAAGGACTCTTTGAACAAGCATATACTTTGTCAATACCTTTCTTCTGAATGAACTCTTGCATTAATTTAATCGGACGTACATCTTTATACGGATTCTCACCGGAAGCTACAAGTCTATCCCATTCATCATCAGTCATACTATGACTTAATTCAGAGAACTCATACGGAGCAAGTACTCCATCTACATCCATTACTACAATCACATCATCTTTTAATAAATAATCTGTAATTTTACTCATCTTTGTTTCCTCTGTTTAATCTTTCTCTAATGTCTTCAAATGTTTCTTTATGATACATTTCACCGTCTTTAAATACAGTTCTTAATACTCCGTCACGAAATACATCATTAAATCCATCCATGCATTGCAACTCTCCATTGTCATCGTGATATATACAACAACACCCTTTATGAGACTTTTTCAAATGACTCGTGTCGGTTTTTGGATCTTTATAGATCATAATTGGCTCGCCATTAACAATTCCATATGTAGCTTTCATAGCAATACCAAACATATCCCTAGTTACAACAACTATATGTCCATCGGGTTCTATAACTGCTGAGAAGCAAAATGCTCCGACCCCGAATACGATATTGTTTGCAGCGAATCCTTTTTCTTTAAGTTCTTCCCATACCTGTTCTACATTGTTGAGAGTACATCCGTCTCCATAGATAATTCCAATGTGCGGATCAAGCACTTTATATCCCTTGCTATTTACTGTTCCGCCGAATGTATTCCAAAGCTTTTCAATTGTCTCTACAGCAATTTCTACCATATCTCCGGAATCTGGACGAACCAGAAGTTTACCATTATGCTGCATGATTTCTTTTTTACAAGCCGGAAGAATATTATCAATCATGTTCCAGTAATCATATGTATCAGATACCATACTAAAAGATGCATTAGGATATAGTTCTGTAAGTAGTCTTTTTACAAATGTGATTTCATCACCGTCTACTGCAAAGTTTGAAGCCATGCAGCTATGCTCTGTTGATACAGCCCCAATTCCAATCTTTTCAGTCCAGCAACAAGCATCATAATATGTATCTATATAATCAATAGCAGGAATTGTGCTTGTCTTATCAAATGATAATAACCAAGCAGATGAACATCTTACTGCCTCTTCCAT